GCGCCAGTAGCCGTGGGGCTAGGGAATACAATAGTGAAATCACCAGCCGTGCTGGTTTTGTCACCACCAAAATCGATTACTGCACACGCTTTATCAGACTGTGTGTCGTTGTAAATCATGCACCCACGCGCCGTGACAGTGGCTGTGCCAAATGTCAGGTCAGCAAAGTCACATACCGCCGTCGTGCCAGAAGTTGTTGGTGTCACCGACGTAACCGTATTACCACCAGACGTGTAGTTGGTTCCACTGGCTTGGCCCGTCGTGGTAAATGCCGTCGTAGCAGCGCCCAAGGTCGCGCTAGACGTGTACAAGGCCAGCTTAAAAGCGTTGCCGCTGGAGGCGGTAAAATTGTGCGTTCCAACCAAAAGCTCTTGTTTGAAACTTGTGGGAATTGCAGAGGTGATAGCCATTTCAAAGCTCCTTGATTATTTTTGCCATGTCTTCGTGTCCTTGAGACGCGAGCAAACCACGAATCGTAACTCGGTCAGAAGCGATGGCGCTCTTCATCCCCATCAATATTAGAGTATAAACTTGATTGCGGAAAGCCTCCGCTTGCAAACGAATATGCGGCTCAGCTTCTTCTGATATCCCTAAAATCTTCTTAGTAGTCTCTTGCGCCCAAAATTCTGCGTCGTGACCACGGTTTTCAGTCGTTGAAACCATCACCTGACCAACTTGAAAAACACCCTGAGACATAGCTACCCCTTATACGGCTCTGGCGATGACGGTAGTTCTACCGTCTCTAAATTATGTTTTTTGACCATGGTGGCAAGCTCAGAGCGATTGCAGACCACCCATTCACCCTCTGGGTTTGGCATTGCTATCTTTGGATTCGGCAAGCGATGGTAGCCATACAACCTGTCCTGAAGGTCTACGTTCTGATCAAGCAGGGATGATCTTGGGCTTACACCTACCTTGATACCGATAGCGATCATCTTGCAAATCCAGAACTCAAGACAGGCTCTGCCAGCCTCTGCGAAATGCAGGTTGTTTTTATAGCTGAAATCCATGCCAAACAAATCGACCTCGCCCACTTTGTTCCAAGCGGCAAAGGCTAAAGCATAGGCTACCGTGGTGTTCATGTACGCGCAGCGTTGATCCTTGATGATCTCTTCGAGCGGGTACTCAACCAGCGCAGGTACGCGCTCGTCTAGCTCGCATGTGTAGATAGGCTTATCAAACGTGGGTAGGAGCTTACGCATCACATCGGTTTGGTTGCCTGCATCGTCGGTATCTAAAAAACGACTGGCGGGATCGAGCATAAATACACGATCACAGTCGAAAACTGATAGGGCCGAGTTGATGACCCAGACTTCATCCCATTCGACGCTGTTCTCTTTTCCGATGACATAGTCGATCTGGGAGGCTCCCAGACCGATAATTGCTACTTTTTTACCTTCGAGTTCTTTGATTGGTTCCAATTAGGTTACCCCTGTACGCAACAAGTCATATCGAAACTCGTCTCTGGTTCCACGGCCTTCGCTCAGATTCTTCATCCGAGAGACGCCTTCCTTGAACCGAGCCTCGAAATTGGCAAGTACGTCAGGAGCTTCTTTTAGGAACACGGCAGCTTCGACCAAGGTGCCGTAAAGTAGCGGATCAGGATGATCCGTAGACAGAACTGTAGTGCCTGAGTCACCACCAACCGTCAAAGACGCTGGTTTGTGCAGGTAATGCAGCTCTGCGGTGTAACCAGAATCTGGCACAGGCGACAGCTCAAACGCTGTCTCATCAAACAGTGAGTAATACTTTGGCCTGCCAGTCGTTGTCGTGGTTGGGCTGTATTCCTTAATGAATGACGGATGCTTGAAATCCAGATAGTGGTACTTGTTGTTGCTATCAATGATTGCCAATGAAAACGGCGCAAAAAAGTCGCTTGGCGTAGCCAAGAAACGGTTGCTTGCCGACAACGTACCCTGCACGTTCTTTCGTTGCTCTGGTAGCTGAACCAGCTTGAAGATTCGGCTCTCAGCTTCCTTAATGAAAGTGTTCAGATTGTTGTTGAACGTAGTCTCATTGACCTGCAAGTAATCTTGCACAGTCGATTTTAGCGTTGCCAAAGTGAAGCTCATGACGTTGTTACCTCCACGGTGCCAACACTAACAGTCAGTCCAAAAGTTTGCAAAGATGTGCCCAAAATACCATTTCCAACATTGGTGTAGACGGTAAAAAAGTTGTTGTCGTTACCGCCAGCCGCTTGATCTGGGCGAGTGATCTGCAATGCCTGCGGATCGATGGGCGTTGGTCGAGGCATAAGCTGCGGGTGCTTTGGCGACCACTGGTCTGGGCCTACCAACAAACCATCCCAAGTCATCTTCATATCACGCAGGCGATAACGAAAGCCTGTGATATCGCAGATTCCATAAGCGCGTTTGTTGGATGCGTAAGCCATTAGCCCAAGTTATACCCGCGTAAGTCAGGGGCAACCCTGAACGACACTCTGTCTTGGTCTTGGCTCAACGCCCTTTCAAACTCTTCTTCGTATAGCTGTTTGAGCATCGCTACCTTCTCAGGTGCTCGCTTTAGCGCCAAGTAATAGGCAAGGCCAGCAGCCAAGCAGGGATAAAACCGAAACGGTATCTGCAACGTGTTTGCCCCAGCGTCTGCGTCATCCATCCGACTCAGAACGTTCAAATATAAGCTGTACTTCGAGCTTTGGTCTGGCGCAGGCCAAACCGTGATGGTTGGGCTGATCTGCTTGTCTATTAGGTATTGATTCGGCTTGCCAGTGCTTGTCTTGGTGGACAGGTTGGCGTACTCCGAGCGCGACATGCGAGTGAGCGGCACGTCTGTTGATACGCCGCCCAAAGTCTCACGAATAAACACGTCCAGCACGTCAATCGTTGCAGTCGGTGTGGTTGCATCAATCGTGTAAGAGGTCGTGTCTTTAACCATCGACAACACTTTTTGGTTGATCGTCCACTGGTTCAGGCCACGGTTGGCCCATTCCGCAAGCATCAAATTCAAAGAGCGATTAGCTGTCTTGAGATCATAGCCTGTGCGAAGCTCTAAGCCACAACGCTCAAACGCCTCTTCAACGTAGTCTGCTACGTCTAGCTCAAAATCCTTACTTCCGCTTAGGGCCATCTTTCTTCTCTGGTGCGTACAAGTTATCGAACACTTTGTTCACGTCGAGAGTGTAATCCAAATCCGACTTCGAGTAATGGATATGTTGACTCGGACGGAACTCTGGTGCGCCCTCACCAACTGAGAACCATGCAGGGTGCGTCACTCGGACTCTGTTATTTGGAAGGGCGACGATATTGCCAGTCCAGTCACCAGCATCAAGCAATTGCATGACATGGCTTTGCTTGTGCTGAGCAGGATCGTCGGCTATCTCATTTTCGGAATAATCAACAGTGAATAAGTATTTTGCTGGATAAAATTCACCATCTATTTTTGCGATCCACGGGCATGGTGTGCAACGATCTAGCACATAAACCGAATGATAATGCGACGAACAATCCCACGGTTGTGCAGCCCAAACTGGCATCGGATCAGGCCAACCCTCGTAGTCGGTATCGCCTGCCAAAGCCGTAATGGGCATTCTGGCCCACATAGCCCCGCCGTGGACGTTAGGCTCGTCTTCATCACACTCAGCTCCCGTAAAGATAACTTGGAAGCTCAGGCACCGTGTCGGCATGGTCGTAACCGCAATAGCCATAGCGTGTAGAAACTCGCCATGAAACTTTTCGTGGTTATGTGTGTATTCGCGTCTCACCCAGCATTTGAAATACGGGATATTGCTCTGCAAATACGGCACTTAACGACCAAACAACCCACTGTTTTTACTTGACGGCTTCTTCATCTTAACCGCACCACCTTTTTTCATACCACCGGGCTTCTTGATAGTGCCTCCCTTATTCTTCATCACGGCTGTGCGACGGGTGGAGGGCCGCTTTTCACTTCGAGTGGCAGGCGTCTTTTTGGGTGCCTTGTTGAGCGGCGGTTTGGACATAGGGCGCTTGGTTGCAGGTAGACCTTGAGGCGTCTGGCGCTCATAGTCATCCACGCTGATAGCCTTGTTATCGAGTGGCAATTTTTTCTTCTTAAACCCACTTTGGCGCTCGAACTCATCTACGCTGATGGCTTTGTTATCGAGTGGCATTTTTTTCTTCTTCAGCCCACTTTTGCGCTCATAGTCGCCCACGCTTATAGCTTTATTTGAACCCTTTTTCATTATCTCGCCTCCGTTTTTAGCGAAAGTTGAGACGTTAGTAGGTTTCCCACCAACGCCTTGTTTTTTTGACCGCTTGCGGCTAACCGCTGAAGCAATCTGCTTCTTGCTCATGTTAGCAGCTTTGTCTGCGGGTACGCACTTTGGGTAACCGCGATCAGAATCGCTGGCACTCTTACGACCACACTTTTCAAAGCCACCGCCTTCTTTGGGCGCTGAGATGTCAACCCAGTTGCCACCCTTACTCTTACCAAACCATTTTTTAAGTCCGCTTCTGGGCTTAGCCACGGGGCACTCGCGTCTTCTTCTGCTTACTTGGCATGATAGCACCACAGCCACGGCCCTGAACCATCACGGTTCCGCCCATGTTCATTTTTTTTGCCATGCTCTTGGCAATTGCCGTGCCACGCTTGCGCTCGTATCGGCTCAGTTTACCGTCGTTATCAAGGTCACTTTTCTCAGGGTTAAGAGTTACTTCGCCACCTGTTTTGCCCTTGTATGTGCCGCCCATATCTTTGTATTTTTTCACCATATATCCGCTCGAATACGCAGAAGGCCAAACGTCGTATTTAGCTTTCGCCATAGATCTCGCCTTCCTGTAAAGCGAAGGGTTCGCTACGTTCTTTGGTACATCACTCGCCACTCGAAGACTCCTTTATTTCGACCTTACACACGGATTTTCTTGGGTTCCCGCCGCTGATATCCCATCGGCATAGCTTCGCCGCCGCCGTATGGATTAAATCCAGCAGCCTCCGAGCTAGACGGGCCGAGATCCGAATAAATGTCGCCCTCTGGCTCAACCATCGGTGGTGTCGTCGCTGGAGGCGTGGTTGTCGCTGGAGGCGGTTGCTGGCTTGCCATCTGAGCCATCACGTCTTCAGTAATCTGTTTGCGTAGCGCCTCGGTATCAACCTCACCGGGTATTTGTCCTCGCAGATCCTCAATTTGCTGTTGAACTGGGTCTAAGGCAGAAGATATTTCGCTCTGGCGCTGGCCTGCAATGGTTTGTGACAAGCCGCTCAAGTCATTTTGAGTCAAGCCAGAAGACTGCAATGCGTCAATTCGAGAGGATAAATCAGCCCTCTCCCCCGTCGCCAACTCAATAGATTGTTGAAACTGAGCCGTCTGATCGTTGA